TCAGCTGCGCCTCGGGCTAAGCCGCGCGCCCAGCGCCCGCAGCACCATGACGAAGCAATGGCGATAGCCGGGATCGTCGAACCCCGGCTCGTCCGCCATCGGGTGTTTGCGCGCCGCCGCCATCAGCGATCCGTTGCCCCAGCGCGGATGCAATCTTCCATGGCGCCGCCGATAGCGGTCGGCGGCCCACGCCTGGTTCAGGATCTGCCGGCAAAGCGCGCCGCGATCCTCCGGCGCCGCCGCCAACAGCGCCCGCGCGGCACAGCAGACGTCCCCGTGCAGGACGGGCCGCATCGGATTATTCCGGCAGCGCGACCCGGGCAAACGGCCCCGGCCCGTAGCGGGCCGAGATCTGCGCCACCTCCAGGACCGCCGGCGGGGACAACCCGTCCGCCGCCTGCGCCGCCGCACCATAGGCCCAGGCCGGTGTGCTCACGGTCTCTTCGCGCAACAGCACCGCCCCCTGCATCACCCGCAGCAGATAGGCCTCGCGCTCCTCTGCCAGCGGCACCTCGTCCAGCGCCCAGTCGCTGCCGCCAACCTCCCGTGTGCGCCGGATCCAGCCGGCCGTATAGGCGCCGGTCTCGTCCCGGGTCACCTCCAGATGACAGGGCGCGTAGGGGCGCAGCCCGTTGCCGTCGAAGGCCTCGACCAGATGCTGATAGGACGGGTCATCATAGCCCCGCCGCCCCGGACCGATCCGGTAGTGCCGCGCTACCCGCCGCTGCGCCGGGGTCAGCCCGGTCTGCACCGGCCGCCTGTCCAGCAGCACCAGCCAGGAGCCGGGCGGCCATATGTCGGGCATCACCCCGTCGCTGCCCGCCTGCCCGCGCAACCGGCCGGTCAGCAGATAGGTATCGGCATCCACCAGTTCGGCTCCGCGGAACTGTATAAGCTCCCAGTTGCCGCTGCTGCCGTCGCCGATCGCGGCCAGATTGGCCCCGTTCAGTACCGCCAGCGCATCGCGGCTCTCCAGCGCGCCGTTCAGCAACCGTACCTGCAACGGCGCCCCCTCGTCCCAGAATCCGGGCCGCGCCGCGGCCATCGGCGTTTCGGTCACCCCGATCACGGACCGGGCGGCGATGATCTCGTCCAACTCGTAATTCTCGTCCAGCGCCGAGGCATAGACCGCCACCGTTCCCGGCCATGGGGTGGCCGTCACCGCCAGATGCGGCGCATGGGGCACCTCGTCGCCAGAGATCAGCGGCAGATCCATAAACAGCGGCAGCACCGGCACCGGTGCGGCAAAGGCCCGCGCCGAGGGCGGCCCGCCCACCGGCTCCGAGGGCGTATAGACCGCCGGCTCGATCCGCACCGCCTCGATCAGCTGCGCCTCGGTCTGCTCGACCCGGTCGATCCGGTAGAGCGCGCCGCCCGCCGCCCCCTCGCCCGGCAGCCGGACCACATCGCCCGCGCCCAGCGCCATGCGCGACGGCGGCAGCGCAAAGCGCGCGCTGTCGCGGGCCACCCGCGCCTCGGTCAGCCAGCGTTCGGCCACCGCGCGCCCCTCGCTCCGGGTCAGGGCCAGCGGCAGGTCGGTCACCGCCACCGCGTGGGTGGCGTCATCGGCCAGCACCGCCTGTTCGGCGGTCACATCGTGATCGCCCCCCCATTCGACGAACCGGACCTGCACCCGCCCGGCCAGTTCCGCCTCGGGCACGCGGGCGAGTTCGACCAGCCCGTCGACCTCTCCGCTTTCGGCCAGGCGGTCGCCGTCCACGCTCTCCCCTGCGCGCCCGTCACGTGGCAGGAACCGCAGCAGCCCGTCGCGCTCAACCGCATCCAGGCCATAGCACAGCATCAGCGGTTGCAGCGCGGCGCGCACGTCGTCGATCCGGTCGACGCGATAGCCGCGCACGATGTCATGCACCCGCGCGGTGTCGATCGCGCTCAGCCCGGCGCGGGCGCACAGCTCCTCGATCACCGAGGCAAGCCTGCGCGCGCCCATGCGCCCGTTCAGCCAGTGCCCACGCATGTAATTGTCGCCATCGCTCCACAGGTCGGCGCGGTTGGGAAAGGCCGGGAACGGCCGCGCGTCCCAGGCCCAGACATAGGCGTTCGCCAGATCCAGCATCGGCGCGCCATAGACCTCCGAGACCGGATTGTTCGCCGCCTCCGCCCAATGCCCCAGTTGCGCCCGCAGATAGCAAAGCTGGATCAGATCGTCGCGCCGCCCGGTGGAATATCTCGGCAGCCTGGATTCCGAGGATTTCGGATCGAGGAACTTGTTCGGCTGGTTGGTGCCCTTGTCGATCGCGGCGCACCCCAGCTCGGTGAACCAGATCGGTTTCATCTGCGGCTCCCAGGCGGTGGCCATGGCCTGCCGTACGCCGCCGATCCGCTCGTGATGATCGTTCTCCCACCAGCCGCGCAGATCCTTGAAGCGCCAGACCCAAGGCTCCGCATGCGCGCCATCGGTGATCGGCGTGCGGATCTGCGCCGCCCGGGCCTCATCGGAATGGTAATACCAGTCGTAGCCTTCGCCGCCCTCCACATTGGCGTCGAGATAGGCCGGGTCATAAATGCTCTCCCAGCCGGCTTGCGCATCCAGATGATCCTCTCCCTGGCGCCAGTCGGACAGCGGCATGTAGTTGTCGATGCCGATGAAATCGATCTGCGGATCGGCCCAGAGCGGGTCCAGGTGGAAATAGCGGTCGCCGCTGCCGTCCTCGGGCTGATAGCCGAAATATTCCGACCAGTCGGCGGCATAGCCCAGCTCGACCTCCGGCCCCAGCAGCGCGCGCACCTCGCCCGCCAGATCACGCAGCGCCGCGACCACCGGAAAGCCGGTCGCGCCCCGGATCTGGGTCAGTCCGCGCAGCTCCGACCCGATGCAAAAGGCCGCCACGCCCCCGGCCGCCGCGCAAAGCGCCGCGTAATGCAGGATGAACCGCCGCAGCCCCCATTCCTCCGGTCCGCTGTAGGTCACCACTCCGTCGCCGACGGTAAAATCCGCCGCCGTGGCAGTCCCCATGAAGGCCGAAACCTCCGCGTCAGCCGCCGCGGTGCCATCCGGGCTGACGGCCTGCCCCGGTGCCACGGACAGGGTGATCCGCCCGCGCCAGGGCAGATGCGGCTGATCCGCCGCCCCGGTCCAGGGGTCTGGCAGACCGTTGCCCGTCATCTGGTCCATCAGGACAAAGGGATAGAACATCACCCGCCGCCCGGCGTCGCGCATGTGCCGAATCGCCTCGACCACCGCCGCATCCGCCGGGGTGCCGCCATAGACCGGCCGCCCCTCCACCTGCGCGATCTGCCCGGCCGCCGCCCGCGTCACCCCGGCGACCTGCCAGACCATGTTCTCGCCCTCGGCCTCCTTGTGCTCGACCTTGGGCTCGATCCGGCAATGGCCGCAGCGCAGATCGCCGCCGAACCAGGACACCACCAGCGAAACCGCATCGCACCCCGGCAACTCCTCGGTGAGCTGTTCGAAGGCGCGCGGGAAATCCGCCAGCCCCGAGGGCGTGACCTGGTTCGCCGCCCAGCGGCTGCCCGGCCCGTTGCTGTAATGGACCGGCGTGGTCGCCAGCGCATATTCCCCCGTTCCGGGGATCAGCGCCACGCCCCGCACCAGCTGCGCCGGGTCATGGTCATAGTGGCCGGTCCCCGGCTGATCCGCCCGCAGCACCTCAAAGGACAGTTGCGGCACCCGGTTGCCGTAGGGCGCCAGGTCGACATCCTCCATCACCACATAGGCGGTGCCGCGATAGGCCGGCACCATGCCCGCGCCCTCGATCGCCTCGATCAACGGATCGGGCAGCTGATCGGCGCTGCCCGGATAGACCCGCATGTTCAGATCAGACCGCGCCACCTCCTCGCCATCGGCCCAGACCCGACCGACACTGAGAACCTCCCCCTCGCAAAGCGCCACCGCCAGCGACACCGAATAGCTGTATTCCGTGACCTTGGCCGAGGGCGCGCCGCCTTTGCCGCCCCTTGTCGTCGCGCTCTCCTGAAAATCCGACGCCCAGATCACCTGACCGCCCAGCCGCATCCGGCCATAGACCTGCGGGATCGGCTCGCCCTCGCCCGCCTGCATCAGGCGGAACCGGTCCACCTTTCCCGTCTCCACCGGAGCGGCGCCCAGCCCCAGAAGCCGCTCGTCGATCATCCGGCCCAGGGTTGCCCCCACCGCGCGGCCGATCGCGACCGAGGACAGCCCCGCCAGCGTACCGCCGACCGAGCCGCCGATCGCCGCCCCCGCCGCGGACAAAAGTATCGTCGCCATCAGCGCCCCTCCCTGACCCTGTCACCCTTCGGAAATGCAAACCGCGCAACCACCCGCCGCGCCCAGGGCGCGCTCAGCGGGCTTTCCACCACGCCGCGCCCGGCATAGGCGTGCACGAAACTGGCCGCAGACCCTGCCTCGGCCAGAATGCCCAGATGCTTGGCCACCGCGCCCGCGCGCATCCGGAACAGCAGCACGTCCCCCGCAACCGGCGGGCCGCAGACCTCGATCAGATGACAGCGGGCCGCCGCCCAGAGCCGCTCCTCCCCCTGCGGCTCGGACCAGTCCATGGTATAGGCCGGCACCGTGACCGGCTCCGCCCCGCACAGCTCGCGCCAGACCCCGCGCACCAGCCCGAGGCAATCGGCGCCGGCGCCCCTGGTCGCCGCCTGATGGCGATAGGGGGTGCCGATCCAGCCGCGCGCGGACGCCACAACATCCCTCCGGGCCCCCCTCACCGCAGGCTGCCCCCGGTGTTGGGTTTGGTCGATTTCGGCACCGCCACCACCCAATCCTCGCCCGGAATGTCGGGAAAGCCCCGAAAGTTCAGCAGGTTGTTGAACTTCAGCCGGCAGGTTTCCATCCGCTTGTCGCAGCCCGCCTCAAGCCGCAGCAGATCGCCGGAGGCCACGCCGGCGCGCAGCGGCTCCCACAACTCGATCCGCCGCGCCGCCGCCTCGGTCTCATCAGCCTTGATCAGCCCCCAGAGCCCGGCCGCCGCGCCGCTCAGCACCTCCAGCCGGCCGCGCGCGAACCAGCCCGGCTCGAACCCCGCCAAATCGTCCCAGCGAAACACGCGCGCGTCCTCCACCGCCGCCGCGGCCCGCTCCTCGGCGTAACCGGGTGCCGCCAGATCGAACCGGCAGCCGCCATCGCCCAATACCGCCGTGCAGGCCTTCTGATAGATCCGCCCCAAGGGCCGGTTCAGCGCCTGGGTCAGCCCGCGCAGATCGGCGCGAAACGCCCCGCCGCCGCGCCGGATCTCGCCCAGCGTGCCGCGAAACTGCAACCAGCGCACCGAAACATCGGCCCAGTTCACCAGCCAGGCGCGCAACTCGGCGCCGTCGAACCGCCCGGCCTCGATCTCGTCTTCTCTGAGCCCCGCATCGCTCAGCGCGCCGATCGCCTCGGTATTGTCCACCGCCAGCCCCGTCGCCTGTTGCAGCGCCTGCGCCGACAGCCCGGTCTCGGCCCTGAAGCTGAGACCGTCGAAGTTCAGCGTCCGGTCGTGATCGGTGAACCCGTATTGCATCCCGTCAGAGCGGGTCAGCGCCCAGCAACGACACAGCGTCGTCACCCCACTCGCCACATGGGCGCGAAAGGCGTCGCTCATCGCATCCGTGGTCATACCCGCACCTCCACCACCGGCACGGTCGGCACATCGCCGGCCTGGAAACTGGCCACGCTGGTCTGGATGCGGTCGGTGTCGAACCGCACCGGCACGTCGAACTCGTACCCCGCGGTCACCGCCAGATCCTCCCCCGGCGGATGGGCAAAGCTGATCAGTCCGGTCGCGGTGTCCACGGTGTAATCCACCGTCTCCTGCATCTCGTCCTGCTCCAGCCCCACCCGCACCGTACCCGCCACCGGCTTGGTGATCGGCCGCGCATAGCTGTGATCGCCCGAGCGATAGGTTTTCATCAGCTGAAACACCCGCGTCGCCCCGTCGCCCCGCGCGATCACCTGATCGTCGAACCGCAGATCGGCGCGGGCGCGACCGGATTTGTAATCGGACCAGTCCTTCCAGCGGAACCCGTACATCTGCCCCTGCCGCGCCTCGAAAAACGCGATCAGCACCTCGACATCATCGAGCGAGCGCATCCCCAACCCCGCATCGTAACGCCGCCGCGCATGCGCCCAGGGCGTGTTGCGCTCCTCGAACCCGTTGGCCAGCGTGACGATATCGGTCCGCCGCTCCGGCCCGCCCACCGAGCCAAAGCTCAGTGAGGCGGGAAACCGCACCTCGTGAAAATTCATCGTCCTCTCCCCGCGTCAGAGGTTGCGCGTGCCCTGCGCCAGAGCCCGCCGCATCTGTGCCACGACCTGGCCGCGGCTGCGCTGGAACCCGGCCACATCCGGCGTGGTCACATTCATCACCACATTCACGCTGCGCCCACCGCCGGCGCGCACCCCCAGCCGCCCGTCCGCGCCCCGCGCCAGCGGCAGGATCGCCTCCGGCCCCGCCTCGCCCATCAGCCCGGCGCCGCCGCGCATCGGGAACAGCGTGGCGTTCCGCACCACGCCACCGCTGGCAAAGGGCATCACCCGCCCCTGCGCGAACCCCGCCCCCGCCGCGAAGGGCAACAACCCCTCGACAAGACTGCGCACGCCGCTGCCCAGCAGCTCGCCGAAATGATCGGTCACCGGACGAACCGCGGCGGAATAGGTGGTCTGCACCATGCTGCGCGCCAAACCGTCCAGCGCCTCCGACAGGCTCCTGCCGTCGAACACCACGCCGTCGAAGGCCCGCCGCAGCCCGCGCGAAAACCCGCGCTCCAGCACCGCCACATCCCGTCCGGTCGCCGCCAGCGCGCTGCGCATCCGCATCAGCTCGCTCTCGAATGTTGCCGCCATGTCGGCGGCGGCGCCAAAGCCCGCCTCCAACCCGTCGACCGCCGCGCCCAGATCCTCCGCGCCCGTGCTATCCACCATCCTCGTCTCCCTTCTCCGCGTCCGGCCATTGCGCCAACAGCGCCTCCAGCCCCGCCCGCGTCATCGGCGCCCGGCCCTGACCCTGTCCCAGCATCAGCGCCAGCTCGGCCGGCGTCAGATGCCAGAACTCCGCGGGGCGCAGCCGCAGCCCCTGGATCCCGGCCCGCATCAGTACCGGCCAGTCGATCCCGCTCATCCGCCGCCCAAGTCCGGCCCCGGCCCCGGCACGGTGAAGGCGCGCGCCAACAGCTCCGCCGCCGCCCGCGCCGCCGCCAGCGGCCCGCCCTCGATCTCGGCCCGCAGCAGATCCTCCGGCCCCAGATCGGCGCCGCCGCCGCGCAGCCCGGCGCCGATCAGCGCCAGCAGATCGCGGCTGGAAAACCGCCCGCCCTCGAACCGCTCGACCAGCGCCACCAACGTGTCTTCGCCCAGGCGCTCCTCCAGCTCCGCCAGCGCGCCCAGCGTCAGCTTCAGCAGCCGCCGCTCGCCGCCGATCACCAGCGCCACCTCGCCCGCCCAGGGGTTCGCCATGGCTCAGACCGCCGTGAACACCAGCACGCCGGCGCTCTCCATCGACATCTCATAGGTGGCCTCGCCGTCATGACTGCCGGCATATTCCAGCGCGGTCACCTGAAACGGCCCCTCGACGATGCCGAAATCGGGGATGATCACCTGAAAATCCGGCACCTCGCCGTCAAAGAACAACTGCCGCGCGCGCTCGTCCGTGCCGGCGTCCTTGAACACGCCCGCCCCCGAAATGGCGGCCGATTTCACCCCCGCCCCGGACAACAGCTCGCGCCAGCCGCCCTGGCTCTCCAGGCTGGTCACATCCACGCTCTCGGCGTTGAAACTGACCCGCGTCGCGCGCAGCCCCGCGATGGTCTCGAACAGCCCGTCACCGGTCATGTCCACCTTGATCAACAGATCCTTGCCGTTCTGGGCACCCATTTGCCGTCTCCTGCTATGGCCCGCCTACACGTCTTCGACGCGGGCGCGGAAATTCAGATCGATGCGCCGGATCTGTCCGGCGCTGCCGGTCCGCCGCGCCCGGGCGCGCTCGAACCAGATCCCCACAACGCGGCCCCGGCTCAGCGCCGGCGTCGCATCCACCAGCACGTCGCCGATCGCCGCCGCCGCCGCCTTGGCCGCGGCAAAACCCGGCGCCTCGCTGATCACCGAGATGGTCAACCGGTGCAGCGCCCCGGCCCCCTCCCGGTCGGACCGGTCGCGCACCACCTCGGGGCCGAGGTTCACATAGGTCTCGGGCAGCGGCCCCGCCGGAAGCCCGTCGTAAATCGCGCCGCCCACCACCGCCGTCAGCGCCGGATCCGCCGCCAGCAGCTGATAGACCGCCGCCTGCAAGGGACCGGACATCGCATAGCTCATGCCGCCACCTCCTCGTTGGCGAGACAGCTCAGAAACCGCCCTGCCGGATCATATTCGGCCACCGCGCGGATCAGGTAGAGCCGCGCGCCATCCCGAAACCGCTGCTCCGGCCTGGGCCGCTGCACCGATCCGGCCGGCGCGCCGCGCACCACGATGCGATACCCCATGGCCGACACCGACGCGCCGGCCTCGGCCCGCTCCCGTCCGCTGCGCGGCCGCACATCGGCCCAGAGAGCGCCCAGGCTGGTCCAGCTCTCGATGGTGCCGCCGGCGCCGTCGGGCACCCGCACCGGCGCCTCCAGCACCAGCCGCCGGCTCAAGACCGGCACGCTCATCGCACGGTCCCCGAGCCCGGTCGCGTGCTCAGCCGCAGCGTGCGATAGCGGTCGATCAGGCTGCTGACGCCAAACGGCATGCAGCCGGGCCCCAGCGCGGTCTCGTCCCGGTATTCGTAATAATGCGCCGCCAAGAGCAGCACCGCCTGGCCCAGATCCGCGGGCAGGCCGCCCCAGTCCGCCGCCATCCCGGCGGTGAGCGCGATGCGTGCATGCCCGCCCGCCGGAATCATCGGCAACACCGTGCCCGCGGGCCGCAGCACCGGGCGCTGCGCGTCCTGCTCCAGCCAATAGCGGTCGGCGGCCACCGCCACCTCCACCGCATCCCGATCCACCAGCACGAACGCGGTCACCGCGGAAACCGGCGCCACCGGCAGCCGTGCGCCGCCGGACTCCGTCCAGTCATAAACGATCCAGCTGAAGTCCCGCGAAATCAGCACCTTGCCGGTGCGCGCCTCAATCGCCGCGATGGCCGCACGCAGAAATCCCTTCAACAGATCGTCCTGCAACCCGTCCTCTCCGAACCCGCTGCCCAGCCGCAGATGCGATCGAAACTGCACCACCGGCAGTGCGGCCTCCGCAATCGCGGTCTCTTCGCTCAACATCATTCGCTCTCTCCGATGTTCCAGGCCATGTTTCCGGACCTGCTGCGGCCCCCTGCGCGGACGCGCACCGTGCCCCCGTGTCGCTCGGACGGAGGGGAGCAGCTAGACAACACGAGGGGTTATCCCGGCACGCGCCCGCCACGGCGCCGGCAATCCGGCCCCGCGATCCGGCCCCGCGTTACGCGATGCCGAATTTCAGCAGCTTGATCGCGGCGAAATCGCTCACGTCGCCGCCGACGCGCTTGGTGGCGTAGAACAGCACATGCGGCTTGGCGCTGAACGGGTCGCGCAGCACCCGCAGATCCGGGCGTTCGGCCACCGTGTAGCCGGCGCGGAAATCGCCGAAGGCCACCGCAAAGGCATCGCTGGCCACATCCGGCATGTCCTCGGCCACCAGCACCGGATAGCCCATCAGCCGCGCCGGTTCCCCCGCCGCCAATCCGTCCGACCACAGGAAACGGCCATCGGCATCCTTCATCTTGCGCAGGATGCCCGCGGTCTTGGAATTCATCACAAAGCTGGCGTTCGCGCGGTACTGCGCCCCCAGCGCATAGACCAGATCGACGATCGGATCGGCGTCGGGCAGGCTGCCGGCGGCGCCGGTGGCCACATAGCCCAGATTGCCCCAGGACCAGGCGTCGTTGTCGAGTTTGGTATGGGTCATGAACCCGGTCGGCTTGTCGATCCCGTCGCCGTTGATAAAGGCGTCGGCCTCGGCCCGCGCGAATTTCTCGGCGATGCGGCCAGCCAGCCAGCCTTCGATGTCAAAGGCGCTGTCATCCAGCAGCCGCTGGCTCGCCTTCGGCAGCGCGCTCAGCTCATGCAGCGGGATGGTGATGCGGTCGATCTGCGGTGTGGCGGTCTCGGTCACCGACCCGGTCTCGGTCGCCCAGCCGGCGCCCAGCTCGGTGTGATCGACCAGCACGTCGTAAGAGGTCGCCTCCACATGCACCACCGCGGCCACGGCGCGGATCGAGGCGGTCGCCTGCAGCACCGACTGCACCGCCTCCGCCGTCTGCGGATCGACCAGATAGCCGCCGTCGCTGTTGACGGCGGTGGACATCGCCTTGCCCTCCAGCTCCAGCACGCGCAGCGCGTCGTCGTCGCCACAGCGCAGATAGGCGTTGAACGCCTTGCGATGGGGGGCCGCAGGTTCGGCCGCTGCCGCCAGCGGCGGGCGCGCCGCCGCGTGAGATTTCCGATCCAGCATGGTCATTCGCTCTTCCGTTTGTTGAAGTTTCGCTTGAATTTCATCTCGAAACCCACTGACTTCGCGAAGAAAGCCTGCCATCTCATGCTTTACCTCGCGCATCAGGGGCGCCTCGGTCCCGGCCTGCGCCGGTGGCGTCGTTTCGCTCATCTGCTTGTCCTGTTCTCCGGTTTGATTTTGGCGCGCTCGCGCTGCGCCAGCTCATGCCGCGCGTCCCGCAGGACCGCCGCCAATTCCCGCAGGGTGCTGTCGGCCCCGGCGCCCTTGGCCGCCACCCGCGCGCCGCTCAGCATCGGAAAGGTGACCAGCGACACCTCCCAGAGCTCCAGCTCGGTCAACAGCCGCCCGCCCTCGGCGCGCCGCTCTGCCCGCCTGGTGCGATAGCCGATCGACAACCCGTCCAGCGCGCCGGCGGCCACCAGCGCGGCGGCCTCGCGCCCGCGCTGGGTGCCCTGCAACAGCCGCCCCTTGACCCAGAGGCCGCGCTCATCCTCGCGCAGCTCCTCCCAGACGCCGATCGGCTGCGCCGGATCGTGCTGCCACAGCAGTTTGACCGTCCGGCCCTGCGCCGCCATCGCCCTGAGCGCGGCGGAATAGGCCCCCCTGGCAACCACATCGCCGCTCTGATCGGGGCGGTCGAACAGGCTGGCATAGCCCGCGATCTCCGCCTCGTCGCTGACCTGCAGCCCGTCGCCGAAGCGCGCGAACTTGGTCTCCAGCCCGGTCTCAAGGCTCCTGCCCTGCTCCATCTTGCTCTCCTCTGATTGCCCCGCGCCCGTGTCCTCCTCGGCCGCCCGGCTCAGCCGCCCGCCGCCGCCAGCACCGATTGCAGCGCCTGCGCCAGGATCATCGCCACCACCCCGTAGACCGTCAGCCACAGCCGCCGCTCCAGCCGTTCCATCGCCTGGTCCAGCCGCTCCAGCCGGCGGCAGATGTTGTCGTGATGGATCGCGCTTACCCGCTCGTGCGCCGCCAGCCTCAGCCCCGGAACACAATCGAACGGCGCCTCTCCCGGTCCCCGGTCAATCATCCGCCCCCGCCTCCCGCGGCGGCAGCCCCAGCAGCGCCCGCTTTTCCGCCGCGCTCAGAAAGCCGGCCCGCGCCACCCGGCTCCACTGCGCCTCGCGCTCGGCCGCCAGCGCCGGGATCTGATCCAGGTCCGGCTTCAGCTCCACCGCCGCGCCGGAATATCCCGCCAGCCAGTCCGACAGCCGCGCCACCACGCGGGCCGCCAGCGGCAGCACCGTCAGCCGGTAGAACGCCCGGTTCGCCTCCTGGTAATTGGCATAGGTGGCGTCCCCCGGAATCCCCAGCAGCATCGGCGGCACGCCAAAGGCCAGCGCGATCTCGCGCGCGGCGGCCTCCTTGGTTTTCTGGAACTCCATGTCGCTGGGCGAGAACCCCATCGGTTTCCAGTCCAGACCGCCCTCCAGCACCATCGGCCGCCCGGCATTGCGGGCGCCGCGGTAATTCTCCTCGATCTCCTCGGACAGCCGCCGGAACTGATCCTCGCCCATCCCTCCCTGCCCGTCGCCGCGCCAGACCAGCGCGCCCGAGGGCCGGGCGGCATTGTCCAGAAGCGATTTCGACCAGCGCGAGGCGCTGTTGTGCACATCCACCGCCGTCGCCGCCGCCTGCATCGGGGCGAAACCATAATGGTCGTCCTGCGGATGGTGGTTGCGGATGTGACAGATGGGCGACACCGGCCCGGCCGCATCGAACCGGTGCTTGCGCGCGCCCACCGCGTATTCATAGGCCATCGGCCAGCCGTCCGCCCCCGGCACCACCCGCATTCGGTCCGAGCGCAGCACATGCAGCTCCTGCGGCAGCGCCTCCGCCGCATCGGGCGCCGACGGCACCGCCTCCACATAGGCGTTCCCCGACAGCAGAAGCTGGGCGAAAAGCGCCTCCAGCAGTTCCGCCCGCCCCTGCGCCGGATTCGGCCGCTGGATCAGCGCCAGCAGCGGATGAACATCGAACCGCCGGTCCCGGTCCTGCAGCACCAGCGGCAGCGCCGCGGCGGCCTCGGCAATCATCTTGACCGCGCGATAGCCCACAGGGTTGCCCATGAAACCCGTGCGGGTCAGCGAGCCGCTGTCGCGCGGGCTCCAGGCGACGCGGCCGGCGCTGTGCCAGGCCACCACCGGCCCGGTGGCGCTGGCCTTGCGCTCGGGCGCCGCCTGCTCTTTGCCGCGCCGCAGGAAATCGAATGCCATGGTGCGATGCTCCTCTCTCCGCCATGCCGGACGGCTCCGGCGGCTTGGTCGAGGCGGTTATGACAGCGGTTTGAGAAGAAGCCGGAAACGCGGCGTACGGAGTCTGCGCAACAGCCCTCTCGCCCCCTTTTCGAGCCAATTCCCCCCTGCGCGGTCTCAAGGCCGCAGGCCGTCGCGCAAGCGCCGGGCCGTCCCCGCAGACCGGCGCTTGGTCAACGGAGGCACGCCGATCGGATCTCGTGTGGTTTTGGCAGGGGTAAAGCGCGCCGATCAGTGGTTGCTGCGCCGCCCCACGGTCCGACGCCCGCGCGGCTCGCTCTGCGGGGCAAACCGCGATGGGGAGGAACGCCCCCCTTGTCATCCCCGCGAAATCGGGGATGACAAGGGGGGGCGTGGGCGCAGCGCGAGCTTCCCTCCCTCACAACACCCGCAGCCGCGGCCGCCGCCACTGCGCCGCCGGCGCGATGACCAGCTCATGCAGCGCCCAGACCAACGCATCGACCCGGTCGGGCGAGCCGGCCCCCTCGAACCCCCGCGCCGTCATCAGCGCCATCTGATCCTCCAGCGCCGCCAGCCCCGGCAAATGCCGCACCCGCCCCTGCTCGTACAGGGCCGCCACCGGCTCGGCCCGCGCGGTCTTGCCCCGCGTCGCCCGCACCGCCCGCACCGGCACCAGCGGATCGACCTGGCGCAGCACCTCCTCGACCAGCTGACCGCCCTGGTTCACCTCGGCCACCAGCCGCTCGGCGTCGAACTCCTCCATCGCCGCGATCGCCGCGCGCGCCCAACCCGCCGGTCCCACCCCCTGCACCGTCCGGTCGGCCAGCACCCAGACCCGCCAGTCCTGCGGCGGCCCCTGCAACTGCGCCCCTGCCACCACGATTCCACAGGCATCCGCATCCGCCCCCGAGGTCACCGCCGGGTCCAGCGCCACGACCACGCGATCCAGCGCCGGCGCGGTCCCGGCCCGGGCCGCCTCCAGCATCTCCCCGGTCCACAGCGCTCCCTCCGCGTCGGCCATCAACACCCCGTCCAGCTCCTGCCGACCCAGCCGCGTTCCCGCATAGCGCGCCCGCACCTCCTCCAGGAACGACGCCGCCAGATTGGCCCGGTTCGCCTCGGTCGGCGCCTGCGTCACCACCGTCGACGGCGCCCCCAGCAGCGCCTTGAGCACCCCCTGGTTGCGCGGCGTGGTGGTCACGCAGACCTGCGGAAGATCCCCCAGCCGCAGCGCGAACTGCAACATGTCCCAGCTGTCCTGCGCCTTCGGCCATTTGGCCAGCTCATCGGCCCAGGCCGCATCGAACTGCGGCCCGCGCAACCCGTCGGGATCCTGCGCCGAGAACGCCTGCGCCTCGGCGCCGTTGGGCCAGACCAGCCGCCGCTCGCTTGCCCTCCACACCGGCCGCCGGTCGGGCGGCGAGCAGGCAAGGATGCCGCTGTCGCCCCGGATCATCACGTCGCGCACCTGGTCATAGGTCTCGCCCAGCAGCGCCACCCGCCGGCACCGCCCCCGGTCCATCGGCCGCGCCCCCTCGACCTGCGCCCGCACCCATTCGGCGCCGGCCCGCGTCTTGCCCGCGCCGCGCCCGCCCAGGATCGCCCAGGCGCGCCAGTCCCCCTCGGGCGGCAACTGGTGCGGCAGCGCCCAGAACTCGAACAGGAACGGGAGGGCGCAAAGCCCCCCCTCCCCGATCTCATCGAGGAAGCTCTCCCTCACGGCAGCAGGCCCGGAGGCGAGCCAGGCGGCACCCGACCTCAGCCCGGGCAGCCTCAAGATCGAGGGCATATCCCCCTTGCGCAATTCCCGCTTTGCGATGTTGCTCTTGGACAA